GTGGAAATACTTGTGGTCAATTAGGGACTGATAAATGCGCTATGATTACAGGAAGCGGAAACGGAACAAGTACTATGGGAGTTTCTGGAATGGGAACGACATTTATTCAAACTGTAAATATATCTGATCTAAATATTTCTAAAGGTGGACGAACTAATTATACAATCAAAGTAGAAAAACAAGATGCCCAGGATTCAATCTATATGCATATCACAGGAAAAAATGGAGCGACTGATGTTTTTTCTGGGACTGATATTTTATCTGCAAGCGGAACTAATAGTGGTTTTCAATCTTATGCAGGTGGATTTGATTTTTCTGGATCAATAACAACTGTAATAATTGAGGTAGGAGGTAGAGATATAAATCTTGCCATAGGCCCCATGTTCGACGATGTCACCGTCAATGTTTTGTATAATGTTATCAATACCATTGTTGAGCAAACGATAACGAGTGTAGAAATGTTTGTAGCTTATAATATTGATGCACCGGAAGAAGTTATAGATATAGTTGAAGATATTTTTGATTCTAATATTCCTGTTGAAACAGATGTAGGATTAGATTTTGAACCTATAGAAGTTGAAGAAATAAGTTATGAATCCGTTGAAATAGAAATTGCAGAAATAGAGATTGAAGAAATCCAGGTTGCAAGTGTTGATTTAGCAGAACCAGAAACTGTCGAAGTTTCTATTGTAGATGTAGAAGCTGAAATTGAAATGGAATTAGAAATGGATATGGAAGATGTTGAAACAGATACAATAGAAACAGAATCACCGCAAGAATCCCCAAATGAAAGCGAAAACGCAGAACCAACCGAAGAAAAAACAGAAGAGCCAACAGAGGAACCCAAACAAGAAGAAGCAGAAGTAGTAGAGGCGAAAGAAGAATCCACCCAAGAAGAAACCCAAGACGATGAAAAAACTTCTGAAACAAAAACTGTTGAAAAAAAGGACTCATCTAAAGAAAAAGCAGCTAAAAAAATATTGAAAAAAATTGATGATAAAAAAAGATATGATTCTAATAGTCAATTAAAAACCCTTGTTGTTATGCAAGTATTAGGAAACACTAAATCATTTTTTGATACACAGCAACAATTGAACGATAGATTAGGATTTTTTACAGATACTACTTTGCCAGATGCCGTGATATCTGATAATAATATTGCAGGATATCTTCTATTTGGTGGAAGCGATTTTTTAATGAATGAAATGATAGATAGTCAATGGCAGAAGTAAATATTGGTGGCATATCCTTCAAAGGTGGAAAAATGTTTGCTGTTCTTCTTGCATTAAGTAGTGCAGTTGGTGTTTTATACGGTGGTTTCGAGGTGTTCAAACAATTTCAAGATATGTCTGAAAAGATAGAGAGCTATACTGCCCCTGACCTTAGTAGTTTTGATAAGAAACTAGAAGTACTAGATACTGAATTTAATATGCTACAATCAGAAATATCCATAAT